TAGGCTTGCAGCTGAGAGTGATCTAGCCACATTCATTAAGCTGATAGCACCTGAGCAGATACTAGGTCAAGCTCATGAGGACGTATGCTCTTGGTGGACTAGACCTAACTCTAAGACACACCAGCTCCTGCTGTTCCCTCGTGACCACGGTAAGTCTAGACTTGTAGCTTATCGTGCAGCATGGGAGCTAACTAAAGATCCTACACTGCGTATCCTCTACATCTCAGCTACAGCTAACCTTGCTGAGAAACAACTAGGTTTCATTAAGTCTATCCTTACCTCTGAGACATACCGCCGTTACTGGCCTGAGCATGTCAACAAAGAAGAAGGAAAGAGAACTAAGTGGACTAACTCAGAGATTATGTTAGACCACCCAGCCCGTAAGAAGGAGAACGTACGTGACCCATCCATCTTTACTGGTGGCCTTACTACCTCCCTTACTGGTATGCACTGCGACATTGCTGTGCTTGATGACGTTGTTGTTTATGAGAATGCTTACACAAATGAGGGCCGTGAGAAGGTTAAGAGCCAGTACTCACTCCTCTCCTCCATCGAAGGTGCCAACGCCAAGGAATGGATTGTAGGTACTCGTTATCACCCTTCTGACCTGTACAACGATCTGATGCAGATGACAGAGGATCAGTACGACAACGAAGGTAACAAGGTCTCAGAAGAACAGATCTACGAAGTGTTCGAGAGAGCAGTAGAGGATCGGGGTGATGGGACTGGTGAGTTCCTGTGGCCTCAGCAGCAACGTAAGGACGGTAAGTTCTTTGGCTTTACAATGCAGATCCTAGCTAAGAAACGTGGACAGTACTTAGACAAGTCTCAGTTTAGAGCACAGTACTACAACGATCCTAGTGACCCTGACAACGTACCAGTTGATCGTACTAAGTTCCAGTACTACGAACGTAAGCATCTCACACAAGAGAATGGCTTCTGGTTCTACAAAGATCGTAAGCTTAATGTTGTAGCATCTATTGACTTTGCATTTAGTTTATCTAAGAAGGCCGACTACACAGCTATTGTTGTAGTAGGTGTAGACCACATGAATAACATCTACGTACTCGACATTGATCGTTTCCGTACTGACCGTATCTCAGAATACTTCGACCACATCTTTCAGCTGTCAGCTAAGTGGTCCTTCCGTAAGATGAGAGCAGAAGTTACAGTAGCTCAACAGGCTATCGTTAAGCAACTCAAAGAACTAATCAAGCAGCATGGCCTAGCTATCAGCATTGATGAGTACAGACCTAACAAACACCAAGGTAACAAAGAGGAACGAATTGCCTCTACCCTTGAGCCACGTTATGATAACCTTCAGATCTGGCACTATAGAGGTGGTAACATTCAGACTCTTGAAGAAGAGTTGTCAATGAGACACCCACCCCATGACGATATTAAAGATGCTCTTGCTTCAGCTATCGACATTGCAGTCAAACCTTCACAGCATGTCAGACGAACCAACAACACTAATATCGTATGGGCTAACAGTAGATTCCGAGGAGCAAGCTAAATGGCTGGCACAACTATCGAACTAAAATCTTTGCTTGGTCCTGACCAGATGGCTGTGGAGATTGCTACTCGTTGGCAGGATTGGTCTAACCTTCGTCAGAAGAAGGTAGACGAGTGGAAAGAACTCCGTAACTATCTGTACGCCACTGACACACGGACAACAAAGAATGCTATGTTGCCTTGGTCTAACAGCACCACTACACCTAAGCTGACACAGATCATGGACAACCTTCATGCTAACTACTTTGCTACGTTGTTCCCACAGCAGAAGTGGATGCGGTTTGAGGCTGACACAAAAGATAGTAACGTCAAAGCTAAACGTGATGTGATCCAAGCCTACATGAACAACAAGGTTCGTCAGTCTGACTTCACTAACATTGCTTCTGATCTGTTGTATGACTACATCCAGTACGGTAACTGCTTTGCTACTGTGACTTGGGAAGACTCCTATCAGGTTAAAGAAGCTGGTGATCTAGTTGTAAACTACGTTGGACCTAAGGTTGTACGTATCTCTCCATTCGATCTAGCCTTCAATCCTACAGCATCTAGCTTTGCTAAGTCTCCTAAGATCATCAAGTCTATCAAGACGCTTGGTGAGATTCGTCGTATGATTGATGAAGATCCATCTAACTCCCACTTGGAAGCTATCTTCAACAAGATGATTGGTGCTCGTGCATCCATCCGTGGCTCTGATGATAACTACAAGGCTGATGGTTTTATTGCTGATGGCTTCTCGTCCATTCAACAGTACTACGAGTCTGACTATGTAGAGATCCTCACCTTCTACGGTGACTTCTATGATGCGTCTACAGGTAAGCTGCACAGTGATCGTGTCATTACAGTTGTTGACCGTGCCTACGTACTGGCTAACGAAGAGAACCCTAGCTGGTTGGGTAGTGCTCCTATCTTCCATGCTGGCTGGCGTCCACGTCCTGACAACCTCTATGCGATGGGTCCACTGGATAACCTCGTAGGTATGCAGTACCGTATCGACCACCTTGAGAATCTTAAGGCTGATGTGTTCGACCAGATCGCATACCCTATGCTCAAGATCCGTGGTGATGTAGAAGACTTTGACTTCCAGCCTGGTGGCCGTATCTATATCGGTGAAGAGGGTGACGTAGGCTACATGGCACCTGATGCCACAGCCTTGCAAGCAGACCTGCAAATTAGGCTGCTGGAAGACAAGATGGAAGAGATGGCTGGTGCACCTAAGCAAGCTATGGGTATCCGTACTGCTGGCGAGAAGACAGCCTTTGAGGTACAGTCCCTACAGAATGCTGCCTCACGTATCTTCGAACACAAGACTGCCCACTTCGAGAGAGTATTCCTTGAGCCTATCTTGAATGCAATGCTTGAAGTTAGCCGTCGTAACATGAACATGTCTGACACCATCCGAGTTATGGATGATGCTACAGGTGCTGTGTTGTTCCGTACAATCACCAAGGATGACATCACAGCCAAAGGTAAGATCGTCCCTGTAGGTGCTCGTCACTTTGCTGAACGTGCTCGTCGTGTACAGAACCTTACACAGTTGTATCAGATCAAACTTGCTGATCCTTCTGTAGCAGCTCACATGTCAGGTAAAGAGTTTGCTCGTATCCTAGCTGATGAGCTTGGTGAGCCAACATTGTTCAGTGAGAACATCGCCGTTAGTGAACAACTAGAAACACAACAGCAGATGCAAGAAGCAGAAGCAGTTAACCAAGAACAGCTGATGGCTGCTCAACAGATGGGAATTTAATTATGAAGAAACCTATGCGTCCTAAGGCTCGTCCTACAGCCCCTAAGACATCACCTCGTCCTCAGGCCCGTCCGTACACAGATGTGAGTCCTCGTGCTGAGATGCGTACCGCAGGGCCTCTGCCACTGGGTAGAAACCGTATCGTAGACGTAAGCCCAAGTGCTGAGATGAGAACACCAGAACCCCGTCCACTCCCTAAGAAGAAACGGTAGTAATGCAGACAGCATGGCTTAAGGGTCTCAAGGGACAAGACAAAGAGAAACGTAAGGCTGAGGTACTTGGTTATCGGAATGCCTTCGACTCTCTCAAAGAAATTCTCGAACGTGATTTCAAGAAGAAACAATCCGTTCGTGATTATGAAGCCCCAAACTGGGAGCTTCGCCAGATCGCAGTCAATGAGTATAACCAGTCTCTAGACGATCTGATTAAATTAATCACACTGGAACACAAGGAATAAATATGAGTGTATTTACTGAGGGTAATGTAACCACACAAGCTACTCAGACAGAGCAACAAACTACAGAGACAACCCCACCACAGGATTCTTTTGTAGCCAAGCTCGTAGAGGCAAAGGGAGAGAACTGGGGCAACCCTGAAGTTTTAGCTAAAGGGAAACTCGAAGCTGATAACTACATCCAACAACTAGAAACTCAACTCACTCAGTTGAGAGAAGATCTAGGGAAACAGGATTATGCCGCAAAGCTTCTCGACCAATTACAGAATAAGGCCGCAGAACCCACCACTGCGAATACTGTAATGCCCAATAACAACAACAATATTGGTGGCACGTCAGAAGGGAACACCAACCCTAACCTGAGTGAGGAAGACCTGAAGAGCCTTGTCGAACAGACACTAACTGCACGAGAGAAGGATGGACTGGTAAAGCAGAATCTAGCTATCGTGGATCAGGAGTTGGAAAAGAGCTACGGCACAGAGGCCAAAGCTAAAGTCCAATCTAAAGCACAAGAACTTGGAATTAGTCTTGAACGTATGCAAGAGATTGCAGCTGAGAGTCCCAATGCTTTCTTTAGCCTGATCGGAGAACCGAAGAAATCCTTTAACCCTATGGTGCAAGGCTCGGTCAGAACAGAAGGTGTCAACATGCAAACTTCGGCTGAACGGAACTGGTCCTATTACCAGAACCTCCGTAAGTCGGATCGTCACACATACTATTCACCCAAGATCCAACAACAACTTATGGAAGATAAGATGCGGATGGGTGATAAGTTTGGCAATTAACTCAACGAAGGTACAACCTTCACTTTATAAAGGACTAGCACAATGGCTGGTATGATCTCCTCTAACGCTGACATGCAGCGTCTCATTCGTTCCGAGGTTTACTCCTCTGAGCTTAAAGACATCCTCCGTGATGAAATGCAAGCACAGAAGTACGTCCGTATGCTGGACGGCTTCCCTGATGGTGACACATTCACTATCCCAACAATCGGTGAAACTGTTGTTGCTGACTACACAGAAGATTCTGCTGTAGCCTACACACCAATGGACACAGCCGAGTTCCAGTTCACTGTTGACCAGTACCTCCAGTCGGGTACTTACATCACCAAGAAGGCAGCACAGGACTCGTTCTACTCTGCACAACTGGAAGCCCGTTTTGTTCCTGAGCAAGAACGTGCAATCATGGAGCACTTCGAAGCTACGACTTTTGCTTCCCCTGAAGTTGGTGTTACAGCTAACTCCGCAGAAGCTATCAACAGCATTGCACACCGTATCTCTGGTGGCAACGCAGGTCGTCTTGAGCTTGAAGACTTCGCATTTGCTCGTTTTGCTTTGAAGAAAGCTAACGTTCCAGACCGTGGCTTGGTTGCTGTAGTCGATCCATCCGTTGAGTACCAGCTGAACACACTGACCAACTTGGTTAACGTGTCCAACAACCCAATGTGGGAAGGTATCGTTCGTGATGGTATCGCAACTGGTATGCGTTTCGTAGCTAACGTTTACGGCTTCGACGTATACACATCCAACTACCTCAAGGGTACAGTAGCTGATGCTGCTCTGCTTGAGAAGGATGGCACAACAGGTAACGACTTCTCCACCAACAACGGTGTTGCTAACTTGTTCTTCTCTGCTGACCAGACTGCTAACCCATTCGTGGGTGCATGGCGTCAGATGCCTGAGGTTGACTACGAGTACAACAAAGACATGCAACGTCACGAGTATGTAACTACTGCTCGTTACGGTGTTAAGAAGTACCGTCCAGAGGGTATCGTGACTGTTGTCACCAACCCAGCTGTATAAGATCTAAGGTTGGGGGGCTTCGGCTCCCCTCCCTACTTTATTCCATTTTGTTATTGACAGATCTGAAATAACTTGTATAATTTCATTATCGGTACCCCGATGGTATATACCCTATAAGTATATCCACTAACATCTAAGGACATAGACATGGTTAATGTAAACCACAGTACACTCACAGACCCATATCTCCATGAACCTAAGGGTGTATCTACAGCTTCTGCTAATGAAGTATATGTAGCCAATGGTACAGGTGCAGGTGCTTGGAAGACAGTTCAAAAGTACGTTAATGGATACGTACCATTTGATGCTGTAACACCTGCCTACCAACATTCAGTAACTACTAGCTTCACACCTCTAAACCCTACGTTCTCAATATCTGAAGTTGAAGGTTGGGTAGGTGAGGCATCCCCTAATGCTCGTCTCAAGTACACAGGTACAGAGACTATTGTATCCTTCACTAACTTTACCTTCAGCTACAAGAATGACTCAGGCACTAGCCGTGACTTAGAAGTCGTCTTCTACAAGAATGGTTCTGTTATGAATGGTGGTCACATCATTGTGACAGCTGTCTCTGGTGAATGGAAACATGCTACTCTGACTGACATTGGTACATTCTCAACTAATGATTACCTAGAGATTTATGTTAAAGGTAGTGCAGCCTTCACACTTGATATAGCATCTGCCAGCCTTACAGCTATGGGGGCCTTAGCATAATGAAACGTACCCTCCTTGAAATGACACAAAGCATTCTGAGTGACATGGACTCAGAGGGTGTAAACTCAATCAGTGATACTGTAGAAGCTGAACAAGTTGCTTCTGTTATTGAGGATACATTCTTTAATATTGTAGCAGCTAGAGACATTCCTGAGCATCAGCAGCTTATCAAGCTTACTTCATTGTCTGATAGCTTTAAGCCTACTCACTTCAAGTATCCAACTAATACTCGTAAGCTTGAGGCTGTCCAGTATAACGTAGGAACTAACTACGGCTACGTTAAGTATGTAGACCCTATCACCTTCCTGGATCGTATGAACCCTAGTGGAACAGTTGTAACTGTTACTGACGTGAAGGGTGGTACTCCACTCTACATTCGTAATGATTGTATGCCTTCCTACTACACAAGCTTTGATGATGAGAACATTGTCATGGATAGCTTCGATGCATCTGTAGAAGCAATCCTACAGACAAGTAAGACAAGAGCCTACGGATATATCTACCCAACCTTTAGTCAGACTGATAGCTTCGTTCCTGACATTGATGACACCATGCTGCCCTACCTCCTTGCTGAAGCTAAGTCAGTCTGCTTCTCTTTGTTCAAGTCAGGCAGTGACCCTAAGATTGAGCAGTCAGCTCGTCGTCTAAAGTCTTCAGTACAGAATGACATGTACAAAACTAAGATGGCTAACAAGAGACCAAACTACGGGAGAACCTAATGGTTCAATTTGAAGAAGATACATCCAACCAAAGGTGTGTTTGTAAGTCTGATAAGCTAGTCACAGATATTATCATTGAGAAGTCTATCGGTGGTTTCAGGTTCTTTGAGATTAAAGTTACCAAGGGTTCTGTACCACAGGCTTTGTCAGGTAAGTTTACTAGCATCAGAGCAGCCAAGAAAGCTGTAGAGGACTACCTCCGTAAGAAGGAAGATACCCCAGCCGCCCGAAGAGAGTACTTCGCCAAAGCCAGAGAAGAACGGAACAAAGAGAATGCCACAAAGTCTAAAGCAAAAGGTAGTAAACACGTTCGTCAAGGGCCTGATAACTGAGGCTGGTGAGCTAACATTTCCTGAGGATGCATCTATTGATGAGCTTAACTGTCTCTTGAATAGGGATGGATCTCGTAGACGTAGACTAGCTGTTGAGGTGGAGGAGAGTAATGTCTTGTCCACCTTTAATGTTACAACTACAGGTGAGTTCACTACAGGCCGTTGGGTTAACGTAGCTGGTCAGCCTGGTTTAGAGTTCCTTGTAGTCCAGAACAACAACACACTGTACTTCTACAACCTAGCCTCTGAGCCTTACTCAGCTGGGCAGAAGTCTTTCACTGTAGCCCTGACAACCTTCGAGAATGCTGGTAGCCCAGGTGCAGGTACATCTCGTATGCAAGTAGCATCTATTAATGGTGACCTTGTTGTAGTCTCCTCAGCTATTGATCCTTTCTATATTGAGTATGACCCCACTACAGATAGCATCACAACTACTAAGATCACTCCTCGTGTAAGAGACTTTGATTGGCAAGGGCCAACTGAAAACTATTCAATAAAAAGTGCTTCACCATCTATTGGACGTATATACGACACCACTAACGCAGGGTGGACAGATACTAAAGGTTCAGCTGCCTTAACAGACTACAGGACAGCTAACACAGCCTACCCACCCCTTACACACCCTTGGTACTCAGGTAAGAATGCTGACGGTAACTTCAGTGAGGCTGAGTGGCAGAAGCTGTTTGCTGGTACATCCCTTACAGGTAACGGACACTACGTCCTAGATTTCTTTAATAAGGTTAGAGCTGGTTTACCTACTGAGACTGAGGCATCAAGGTTCTCTACTGTAGCAGCCTACTCAGGTCGTATCTTTTATGCTGGATTGACTTCTCCCAAGAATAGTGGTAGAATACTATTCAGTAAGCAGCTAGATAACATCAATGAAGCTGGTCGTTGCAGTCAACAGAATGATCCAGTATCAGAATACTACAGTGACTTGTTAGACACAGACGGTGGTGTCATTTTAATCCCTGATGCCCACAACATTAAGAAGCTACATGTAATTGGATCTACTCTTCTTATCTTTGCTGAGAATGGTGTATGGCAGATCTCAGGTGTAGACAATGTATTCAGAGCTACAGAGTATTCTATCTCCCGTATCACTGACATTGGTATTACCAACACATCTACGTTTGTAACTGTAAGTGACATCCCTATGTGGTGGTCACAGCATGGCATCCACACTATCTCATTCGATCCTGCGAGTGGTAAGGGCCAAGAGCAGAACCTTTCTATTCCTACTATCCAGAAGTTCTTCGATAGTATTGATGGTAATGCCAAGCAGAGATGCACAGCTGCCTATGATGCTACAAATAAACGAGTGCATTGGTTCTACCCTAACAACGGTACTGGGGACTTCAACAAGAAGAACAGAGTACTCACGTTAGATATCACTCTTCAAGCCTTCTATCCTTGGGAAGTATCTGACAGTGAAGGTTCTTCGAACTACATTATCGGTGCTGAGTATCTCCAAGGCTTTGGGTCTGACTTCGTAGACTTCGATGTGTTTACCTCTGGAGGTGATGACGTAGTTACCTCAGCTGGTGGTGATGTAGTAGTGACTAAGCTATCTCAGTTAGCTCAAGCTGACAGCTCAGTATCTTTGATGGTCTACGATGCAGCCTCAGGTAAGATGACTATTGGCTTCTTCCAAGGTATAGGTTTCCTAGACTGGGGTACAGCTGACTACAGTAGCTATGCTGAAGCTGGCTATGACTTCCTTGGTGACTTGGTACTCAAGAAGAATGCACCGTATATACAGGTGTATCTACGTCCCACTGAGACTGGGTTTGCAGGTAGTGACGAACTAGGTTATACTCCAGTACGTGAGTCCTCCTTGTTAGTATCGTCTTATTGGGACTTCCGTAAGACAACATCTTCTAACCCACAGCAAGCTTATCGTCTCAAGTACACACCAGTAGTGAACGAGTCTAACTTAAACACTTGGGACTATCCTGAAAATGTCGTAACCACACGACTTAAAATGAGAGGTCATGGCCGTAGTATGAGACTGAGGTTCGAGAGTGAACCAGGTAAGGACTTCGTACTGCTAGGCTTTGGAATTATTAGTGCAGCAAACTCACGTTTCTAACCAACCACGATACAAAAGACTAAACGGCATTAAGGGTGAAAACTTTGAAGCTCATATAGAGTACGGCGGAGGTCTCGTAGCAATTCATTTACCAGTAGTTGACAAGTTTGATCGTTCAACATTTATAGAAATGAAGTTCATGCTTGAAGATTGGGATAAGTTCTTTAAGGCGTCAGGGTATCCTGAGACACATATAGCCTTCGAACCAGACAAGACAAAATTAGCTAGATTAGTGGTTAGACTTGGTTTTGAGTACCTTGAGTACCACGAAGGCTTATCTATCTACAGATATATAGGAGAATAAAATGAACCCAGCCACCCTTATACTCGCAGTCGTAGCTACAGCTGCCACGGTTTCGTCTATCAGTCAGCAAAAGAAGGCAGCAGCAGCTCAACGTCAACAGCAGCAACTACAGGCTCAACGTAGCCAACGTCAGGCTATTAGGGAAGCTCAGATCAGACGTGCTCAGACACAGGCATCAGCTCAAGGTATGGGTATCATTGGTGGCTCTGCTCTTGGTGGTGGTCTATCTTCATTGTCATCTCAGCTTGGCGGCTCACTAGGTTATGCAGGTCAGCAGTCAGGTCTCTCTAAGGAGATCAGCATTGCATCCTCTAAGGCTCAGACAGCTGGTGCTGTAGCTGGACTTGGTATGCAAGCCTTCTCATCTTTTGGAGGCTTTGGTGGAGGAACACCTGCTCCTGATGCATCAGCTCTTCTTAAGAATGTGGGTCCATAACAATGGCTAATAATTCCCCACTGGGCTACAACATCACAATCAATTCATTAGACAAACAGTTTGGGGAGGCATCACAACCTCAAGCAGACAGAACAGAGGATATTGTAGCCGTTACAGGTGAGGAAATTAGTACTACAGATGCTAAGACTAAAGTAACTGACTCTTCGTCTAACCAGTACTACGAAGCTTTCCTACGTGGCTATACTCAGAACAAGACAGCTGAAGAGTTGAAGCTTGAAGCTGAGGATATGGGGACTAAGGCTAATGAGTTCATTGGTAACTCCTCCTTTATCTCTGAGCAAGCATTGACAGTCAACAATACTGACTACTCAGCTGTAGATGCTCGTGCTTCTACCAACTACCAAATTGCACAAGAGATCATCTCTGCTCGTCAGTTTGAGATTGGTGCTCGTAAGGGTTCCTTTGAACGTACACTAAACTCAGTAGATAGATTTCTTAGAGATGTATCACCTATTGGTACATACGAAGGTATCACATCTAAGACTGAGCAACAGAGTCTTGACATCCTCAATGCTGCTACCCGTATGGCTCCTGATGAGTTCCGTGCTTGGTTCAATACCTTTGCTGACGATGTAGCAAGTGAAGGTTTGTTTGCTGAGAATACACTAGGGTCTCTAGCTGACTTGACTGCCGAAACACTTGGTGCTGGCTACGATCCTAACAAAGGAATGAACCAAGTATTTGCTGCACTAGATCTTATCGGTGTTGGGCAACTTGCTGCGGTAGGTGCTAAGGCTGTTGTGAAGACCTCTATGAGATCCTCTACAGCTATCGGTAGGGTAGGTGCTATCAGAGGCTCTGAGGCTGCTGCTGAGGCCAGTGAGACTCTCCTACGTGTATCCCCTGACCCTGAGGTCTTAGGTAACGTAGCCCCATCTAACCTCGACCTAGCCCCACAGCCTGTTCGTCCTTCAGCTGCTAAGTTCACTGAGAAGTTTGCTGAGAATGAGATCATCAAGGGTATTGATGACTTGTTCCAGAAGGGTGCCTTTGGTCGTGTAGCAGATCCTGAGGCTATCAAGCTTGCAGCCAGAAACATTGCAGATAAGTACAAGAAGAAAGTAACTAACCCTGTCAATGACTGGAAAGTTGTAGACGAGGGCTTGGGCAACTACGTAACTTCAATTAGATTCGGTAAAGCTAAGGGTGGTGTACCCTACAAGGCTAGACCTGATGGTAGCATCCCTCGTGGTGTCCAGAAATTAGCTGATGATATAGTTGCTACTACAAAGACTAATGCCAATGTAGTCCCAGTTGATGTTAATGATCTCTCCAAGGGTTACTTGGTTGAGGTAGTTGAACGTGTAAACCTTTCTGGCCTACAGAAGGCTATTGATCCTAGCTTGGGTATCGAAGCTGGTCTTGTTCGTAACACTCTTGGTCTTGTAATGAACAATGAAGTTGCAGGTTCAGCTGCACTACGTGATGTTCAACGTCTAAGTACTTTGTCAAGCATGGCAGAAGGTGCTCGTGCTGCTGTCAAGAACATTGCTGACCCCTACACAAAAGCAATCCAGAGACTAGGTGCACAAGAACGTTTCACAGTTCAAGCTGTATATACACAACTCCGTGATGGTGCTGACTCTGCCCTACGTGTACGTTACACTGATGGGGAGTTTACTGTTAAGTACCAACAGATGCACCCTAACGGTGCCTCACCTAGTGACAATGCCTTGGAGGCTTACAAAGCTCTAGCATCTGTAGAAGAAGCTGACTACCTGCTCAAGACCTCAAACTTGTTGAACAGATACATTGAGAAGGGTTACCAAAACTCAGTTAAGATCGAAGATAACTTCTACGTACCAGCTAAAAGAGTAAGCAAGTCTGATGTACCAGCTGATGCTAAGATTCTAGATGTTGAGTTTGGTGGTAAGATCCGTATCCAAGACCTAGAGGCAGAAGACATTCCTATCTGGAAGCTGGACAAGCCTACAGCTGACGGTCAAGAGTATGTAGTCAAGCCTAAGCAGGTTCGTATCATTGAGCCTACAGATGTAATGGGCTACAACCCAGGTGGTTCCAGAACCAACCCCAACCTGAACTACTTTGTTGTACTAGGTGACAAACGTCTTAAGGCTTTGATGGGTACATTCTCTGAGAAGCAAGCTAAGACAGCCAAAGAGCAGCTTGGTCGCATCCAACGTGCCTTGATAGATGGTGACAGTGCTATCGACGACATCATTGAAGCTAACAATGACTGGAATCCTGGGGTACAAAACTTCGATGATCTAGTTAAAGTTATGGATGATGAAGGCTGGGACTTGAAGGCTGGTGACATCAACTACAGAGGCCGTAATGATGACATCCTGTCTAGTGAGGTAGACAACTCAGACATCTTTACTGGGATGAAGACAGACGATTACGTTACTAACGACATGAGACGTAACGATACAGTGCTCATGGACTTTGGTGGTGGTAAAGCCTACAACGAAGACCCTATCAACTCTGTCTTAGGTCAGTTCGGTAACTCAGTATTCACCTACAGCAACAGAGCTTATGCTCGTAATGCTATGGTAGGCTGGGTTAAGAAGGTTCAACAGAAGAACCGTAGTTGGTTCCCAGATAATGTATCTTCTACAGACTTCGAGATGCTGTTCCGTGAGGCTAAGATTAGTGGTACGGATGAGTTCTCTCGCCGTATGAAGGAACTACGTGACATTACTATGCGTAAGCTTAACATGCAAGATGAAGCTGCAAGTAGTATGGCTAACATGGGTCAGGGTATTGCTGAGTTTGTCTTTGATAAGACAGGTAAGCAGCTTAACCTTGGTGACCCTACCAATGGATTGTTGAAGATTGGCTTCCAGACTGCCTTTGGTTTCGGTAACGTATCCCAGTTCTTTATGCAGGGCTTCCATGCTACAACAGTAATGGCTATTAGCCCTACTCATGGCCTCAAGGGTGCAGCTATGACGATCCCTGTGAGGGCTGCTCTACGGGCTAACACACCTGAGATGAGGAAGCTTGCAGTTCAACGTCTAGCTAAGGCAGCTTCCATTTCTGAGAAGGATGCTGATGAACTTATTGAGTACATCCACACTTCAGGTCGTGCTGTTGTAGACGGTGATGCTATCGAAGATGGTACAGGTGTTGGCTTCGGTATCTCAGGTTGGAACGGGGAAAGCATGAGGTACTCAGCCCTTAGTGGTGCTGGCTACAATGTCAATAAGCTGGCTACTAAAGGCTTGGACATGGGCTTGTACCCATTTAAGCAGGGTGAACGTCTAGCTCGTCTTACAGCTATCAACACAGCCTCCTTCGAGTTCAAAGCTAAGTTCCCTAAAGTATCTATCCTGTCTGACCAAGCCCGTGAGTGGATCACAAGACGTGAACAAGACCTGACATTCAACATGTCCTCTCTGTCTCGTGGTAAGGTTCAAGCTGGCTACCTGAAGGTTCCTACACAGTGGCTATCCTATACACTTCGTTCCCTTGAGACTGTATTTGTAGGCCGTAACTTCACTAAGGCTGAGAGAGCTAGATTGTTTGTAGCCCTTGCACCTATGTATGGTCTTACAGGCTTTGGTCTTGCGTCTGCTTCAGACTACATCGGAGAGAAACTAGGGGTAGAACCAGATAGTAACTGGTATATTGCAATGAAGTATGGTATGCTTGACGGGCTTATCGGTGCTCTTGGTGGTGATGTAGAGATTGGCCTCGGTCAACGTCTAGCACCAGTAGGAGCTATCACAGATACTTGGAAGAAGGTCTTTGAGGAGAGTGCTTACGGTGCTATTGCTGGTCCATCAGGTGAGATTGCAGGTAATCTCTACTCAGCTGTGACTGACTCAGTAAGCTCCTTGATTCACGGCCACACAGCAACACTGACAGATGATGTAATCAAAGTACTACGTCAACCTTCAGGTCTCGACAACATTGCTAAGGCTTACGGCATCTTCAATAATGGTGTGTATCGCAGTAAGAATGGTATTGAACTTGAGAGTGAGATGACTGTCGGTGACGGTATCGTAGCCCTTACAGGCTTCACACCACTTGAGGTAGTTGAGAACTATTCTCGTCTAGGGCAGATCTACACAGACAACAAGAAGTTCTCTAACTTCCGTAAAGAAGTTAACCGTGATGCTGAAAGAATCTTCACTCTAATGGAAGGTGACAGGTCTGATGTAGACTTAGCTATCCAGCTTGTAGAAGAGCTACACGAACGTATCAGTTTCTCAGGATTCTCTTTCTCTCAGACAAGTCAGCTTCGGGCCTCTACTCGCAGCTCACTAGAGAGTAACTGGAGCAAGATACAAACTAATTTGATTCAACAAGACAGACCGTATGCTCTACAAGCTACACAATCTATCCTGAAAGGTACAGAATAATGGCTGGTATATTTGCCCCAACACTTCAGAGTGAAGTTTCCCCTGAGCAAGCAGTTGAACAACCCTCTATGCTGGCTGCTATTGCTGGTTTAGGTGGTGACTTCCTGAGGACTATGGGTTCCTCTAAAGGCTCATCTTCAGGCTCAACTAAGGTAGACCCTAACTTGGCTACATTTCAGCAGGGCCTGGAACGTGTTCAAGCTATCAGAGACACTAAGGGTGAAGCTGCTGGTCTTATTGCTGAACGTCAGCTTGCCTCTAACTTTGCTATGCAGGGTGTAGAGTTTGGTACTGAGTATAAGAATGTCTACACAACTACTACAGGTCGTGAGTGGGCTGGGTATGGTCGTGATACTGAGGACTTCATGCGTCAACAGGCTCTTCAAGACCCTCAAGTTCAAGCTTCATTCGTAGCTTCGTATGCTTTGCTACCTCAAGATTCCTCGGAAGAGCAACGTATTGAGTATGCTATTGGTCAGAAGGCTCAGCTTCAAGCTGCCTCTGATGTGATTGCTTTGTCTAAGTCTCAGGCAGGTTATTCATGGTCAGTCCAAACTGAGTCTGCCTACGGTACAGCTATTGATTCATTCCTTAACACAAACTTGGGTGCCTTGGTAAACACTACAAAGCAAGGTGGCCGTGTAGGTCCACAGACATTAGCTAACTTAGGTGCTTCATGGGCTCAGCTTAAGGTTGGTGTGTCCCGTCCATCTGGTGTAACTAACGACCAGTGGGAAGCTACCCAAGCAAAGATCACAAGCATTGATAACCTCCTCTCAACTCTGACTAAAGCATCATCTTCTGATTTATTGTTTGAAGAGATTACTACAGGGTTAGCTAATGTTCTTCTTGAAAAGGGTGAGGGGTCTACTGCTTCTATTCTTGCTGCCGCCTCTGCTATCAAAGATCCTATGGGACTAGCTAACATGATGGGCAAGGGTGATCTGAATAAATTTATTATGGATGTAGGCGATTCAATTAACCTAGACATCACACAGCCTCAGTTGTTTGGTCATATCGTAGAACAAAGTGGTGTAGGACTAGGTGGCTCACCATCAGGTAACATCACAGTAGATTCACTACCACCCTCTATCCAAGCTAAGGTTGAAGGGCTTACACCTCAGCAGTACTACAAAGGTCTTAAGGCTTCTGGTCAGTTGACTAAGATGGTTGACACCAATGCACTGCAACGCCCTGAGGGTCGTCAACAGTTCGTAGAGAATGCAGCTGGTATCGGTGCTGTGCTTATGTCAATGAGCAATGAGGACTTCTTGTCTGCATCTTTCCTTACTGAGTTGGTAGGCAGCCCACAGTTTGTTAAGAACGTAAATGCATTGGAGGGTGTTGATCCTGAGGGTGCTACTGTAGCCCGTACTTATGTACGCAGTGGTCTGACTACTGAACTTGTACGTCAACAACGTAACATGGCAGCCATTGAGGCTACATCTACTGCTAATTGGAATGGTTCTAACTACGTTATCGACCAAGAACAACTACGAGCTAAAGTTCCAACATCTAGGATCGAAGAATTTAACCGTTCATTGCAGAAAAACTATGGCGGTGACATACTGTCTGGTGTGCGTGACGGTTTCAGAAGAATGAATGACGTAACAGACGTAGTACAACTTGCTGGTCTATATAATCTTGAGGGTGCTGTAGATCGTCGTGATGCTATTGGTGTTATTAACCAAACACTAGGTGCTCTTGCTGTAGACGAACCTGAAGGTGCTGTCACTTTTGATGTGACACAACTATCAAGCCAGTCCACTACAGACCTTATTACTACAGCTGAAAGTGCCTTGGGCCTCAATGAAGTAAAGCAAAAAGATACCTTGGCTAACTTCCTCTCGGCTGGTGGTGTGGATATTGACCCATCACAAACAGCTTGGTGTGCTGCCTTCGTGAATGCTACCCTAGCTAAGACAGGTCTTGATGGTACCAACGCCCTTAATGCTCGTTCCTTCTTGGATTGGGGTACAGAAGTTACGACACCACAGCTAGGTGACATTGTTGTCCTGTCTCGTGGAGAAGATCCAGCTAAGGGTCACGTAGGTTTCTTCAAGGGCTTCGATGCTGATGGTAACATTCTCATTCTAGGTGGCAATCAAGGTGACTCAGTAACTGTTGCATCCTTTAACAAGAACCGTCTGCTTGGTTTCCGTAGACCTGAAGGTTTGACTGGTGGTGGTACTGAAGCTGGTCTAAGTCAAGCTGTGTATCGTGCTGGTACTGACCCTGACTTCCTTCCTGCTCCTACTGTAGCTTCTACTACACCAGCTGGAGTGACTACTACACCACTTGAAGCTGCACCTGTAGCCCCTGTAGATACTACAGCTACCTTACCTGAACAGCAACAGCAGGTTACGTCAACTGAGGGTGGACAGGCTACTGCACCAACAACACCGCCTGAGATTTCTGCACTATTACAGGCAATCGGTGATCGTAATCTTACTTCAAGTGAATCACAGCAACTGCAAGATTATATCAGTAGCTTAGGTGGCTAATGTTTACCCTCTTAACCTCTAAGCTAAGCCGTATGTTATCTGGTCTGCTTGCTGCTATTGGTATTCTCTTCGGGGTATACCTCTACGGTAAGCAGACACAGAAGCACGAGGATAAGCTAGACGATCTAGAGGACTACAAGAAGATAAGGGAGAGAATAGATGAGACCCCTATTAGTGTTGACATCAATGATGCTGTTGACAGGCTGTCTAAGCACAACCAACTACGGGACTGAGGCTATATGCTCTATCCCTCTCCCTACTGTATCACGTAATGATACAACACAGACAATCATAGAAGTAGATAACTTCTCAGCCAAATGGAGGGCAGCTTGCAATGGCTAAAGATCCTAGACTAGAGAGAGCTGGTGTATCAGGGTTCAACAAACCTAAGAAGACACCTAGTCATGCAACTAAATCTCATGTTGTTGTAGCCAAGGTAGGTGATGAGATCAAGACTATCAGGTTTGGTCAGCAGGGTGTCAGTGGAGACAAGAAGCCTACAGCTAGGCAGAAGTCTTTCAAGGCCAGACATGCCAAGAACATAGCCAAGGGTAAGATGAGTGCAGCTTACTGGGCCGACAAGGTGAAATGGTAAGGGAGATACATCATGCCACTGAAGAAAGGTTACAGTAAAAAAACTGTAAGCTCTAACATCAAGTTAGAAATGAAACACGGTAAACCTCAGAAGCAAGCAATAGCTATAGCTCTCAGGACGGCAGAAGAAGCCAAGAAGAAGAAACGTAAGAAATGAATGAAGCCCCAAGGAGAAATCCAAGGGGCTTTATCTTTATTGTTTCATCTCTTGTATCAGTCTGTCGAGATACCATCTGGCTTTCTCTAGGTCTTCTACTGGCTTACTCTTGTACCTGTATCGATGCAGATACTTCTTAGCATTGCCTTCCAAGTATCCCATGAACATGAGAGGGTCCATGTTGTCCTTCATGTAGTCGATACATTCGATCTCACCGTTACCGTAGTGAGGTGGCTTGTTAACTGGGTCAACAGGTGACCCCTTGTCTTCATTGTATTCATGCATCTTATTCACAGTTTCTCCTTCATAAATACCTTCACCCATTGAGCACATATATCACTCCGTACAATATCGTCAACACCAAACTCAATGATAGGTACAGGTAGCATGTGTTTCTTGGCTAGATGAATAACCTTAGACAACCCATCAGCTTCCTTCAAGTCTGATTGCTGTACGTCACCATTGAGTACGATGGTAGTACCCTCACCCACTCGTGTCAGTAGCATCTTAAGCTCATGGGTGGTGATGTTCTGTGTCTCGTCTACAATGATGAAGGCATCCTCAAAGCTACGTCCTCGCATCAATGCAAGAGGTGCCATCTCAATGTTGCCGTTCTTTATAGCTGTCTCTACTACACCCTTACCAAGGTGCTTCTCTAAGACATCCAAGACAGGCAAGGCCCAAGGCATAGTCTTCTCGGCTAGGTCACCCTTAAGGAACCCAAGCTCTTTACCTACAGCTACGTGAGGACGAGTGATAACGATCTTATCAATCTTCTTCTCACTATACATCTGTGCTGCATGAGTAGCCGTGATGTATGTCTTACCTGTACCAGCTGGACCTAACACAAAGATCTGAGAACTGGAGTTCAAAGCATCAATGAAGTCCTTCTGCTTATCAGTACGTGGTAGTAGGACTACGGCTGGCTTCTTGTCAGCATTCTTGTACGTTGTCTTACGACGAGTAGTTGTCTTCTTGGGTTGCTGCTGTACCATTTTATAATTCAATCAACTCTGCTGATGTGTATGGGATATGGAAGAACTTCTCACCCTTCTGGATGTATCGTCCCTTGGCTTCCTTGAGACTGTCCTGTGTTAGCAGTGTATCCTTGATCCTCCATGCTTGCTTGAAGTCAGGCCTAAAGATGTAGAAGTTTAGCACACCGTCTACAGAAGAATGCTTATCAAGGAGACGTTGCTTACGTCCTGGTAGTCTGATCTCAGCCCATGCTGTGTTCCAGTCACCCTTCCATGCTGTCTTAACCTCGGCCTCATTGAAGTACGTGAAGCCACCCTTCTGTGATACTACATCAACATTGTAGTTCTCCTCGTTGTTAACAATGATATGACCCTTTGACTCTAGGTAGGTCACCAATGCATTACGAGCTGGCTTATCGTAAGCCTCATACAATGCTCTGTTAAAGGGTCTCTTAATCATGTTGTATCCTCTTGTAATGTGGTGTCTAGCAGGGGAATCGAACCCCTCAACAACTGCGTTACTGACGCCTAAGGTAACTGTTGTTGTCGGCAAACCTGCACTGACAATTTGGTCTTCCCTACAGGACTCGAACCTGTAACCTAGTCATTAGAAGTGACTTGCTCTATCCAGTTGAGCTAAGAGAAGTTGTCTGTAACTTAGAGGCTCTTGATGTACTTGTCAAGTTCTTCGTAGCCACCAATGTATTCACCCTCTGAGTTCCAGATCTGAGGTACAGATGTGATACCTGCTTGACCTAGCAAGTCTTTGAGCCACTTGGATCTACGGACGTTGTGAGTTACAGAGTGGATCTTGTTGTCTACCATAAGCTTCTTAGCTTTATCACAGTAAGAACACTGGTCTTGTGTAATGATAATGAATGTCATTGGTTACCTCCTAAAGGTGTAAGCAGTTTAGACACATGCTCAGGTGGTTAGAGTTAACGGATTGGGCAAGCACCTGTAGCACAAGCTTCGTCAGACAGATCATCTGTAGAGGCCAGGTTAGTCAAGTCCACTGGCATCAGTGTGTTAGCATACTCACGGTAGACTTCCTCAGAGACAACCTCTTGTGGGAGGTAAGCATAGCCTAGGTCAGCTGCTGTCTTAGTAGGATCATTACGATAGATGAATGACACACCTACGTATGTTTCCCAGTTGTCCAAGATCCAGTCAATGATAGCTGGTACCTCACCTGTGTCATAGCTAATAGTCACAGAACAGTTGTGGTCTACGTAGTGATCCATCATCAACTTGTAACGATCAAGCTGTCCAATGGCTGACTCAAGGTTAACCTCTTTGCCGTCTACCATATCGAACTTAACATCTTCGTAGGCTACAGGGAATGTAACCAACACACTGTCAGATTCAAATGGCTTGTCGATGACCTTGTAACCAGCTGCTACAAGAGTTGGGATGATCTCGTCATGCTTAGAGAACGTCACGTTGTTGAAGATGTACTTACCCAATGGCTTGTGTACACCCTCAGTAGTGTCCATGATCTTAGACAAGGTACCAGAAGGTTTGACTGTAGTGACCAGCTTAGCACGAGGCAAGCCAAGGGCATCAGCCATAGAGTTAGCACCCTTCTTAGCAGAAGAACGTAGTGCCTGTAGCATAGCTTCGATGTTGCTTACACCTTGGTGGTGATCCAAGAACTTAACAATACCCGTAGCACCTACACCACAGAGACGTAGGAACTCGTTAAGCTCATGCCATGAACGTTGCAACACACCATCGTCTAGGTTCACACATGTCTGACGATAGTTAGCACGAGCTACGATCTCAACAGCTTCCTGTAGTCCACCGAAGTCAGTGAGGAACTTACCCCAGTCAACCTCGACTAGGTTACAGAAGGACTTGTTACCCAAGAGGATCTCAGCACATGGGTTAACTCCCTTGAAGTGTGGTGCACGTTTCTTTGCACTCTCTGCGTTAATGAAACCAGGCTCAGAACCCCCAGCCTCAACCATCTTGTCGAAGATGTATGACAGTTCCCACTTGGTTGGCTTCTTGTGGAAGACGATGGAGTTGTTGGACTGTTGACGATGTTCGTTACCGTGCAACCAGAAGTCTTTCTTAGCCGAGATGAAGGCATCTACTTCAGGGTCAGACACTGGCATCAAAGCAATCTCAGCTGAACGACGAGAGGACAGTGTAGTACCAAGGTGGTTAAGCACATCAAGGATGTCGATACGTGTAAGCAACTGACCTGCACGATCATTCATCAAGTCACAGATACGTTGGAATGCTACAGT